AACCAACAATTATTAGATTTGCATCAACAGAAGCAAAAACTCGATGGATCAAAAGAAGGTTCAAAGAAAGAAGTGACGAATAACAATGTTATCTTTACAGGTAGCACTGCTGATTTGAATAAGTTAATTAAGAATATGTCTAAAGGAGAATAATAATGGCTTTACCTATGATGTCCACTCCAACCTATAATATGGTTGTACCCTCGACTGGAGCGACTGTGAAATATCGCCCATTCCTTGTTAAAGAGGAAAAGGCTCTTCTACTTGCTCAGCAATCAGAAGATTCTATGGTGATGATTGACACGCTAAAGAATGTGATTAAAAGTTGTGTACAGGATCAACTCGATGTCAACAAACTGGCTACATTTGATTTGGAATACATGTTCCTTCAAGTTCGTGGTAAGTCAGTTGGTGAATCTATCGATCTAGTTTTTGCATGTGACTTAGATCATGGTGAAGATAACGAAAAGGCACAGACTAAAGTTCGCATTGATGTTAATGAAATCAAAGTTGAAAAGTCTGAAGGTCACGATAGCAAGATTGAATTGTTCGGAGATGTTGGTGTTGTTATGAAGTATCCAACTGTGGATATTCTAAACAAACTAAACAATCTTAAAGAAGATGACTATGAAAAGATTTTCGATATCATGGCACTATCAATTGATTATATCTTTGATGGTGACCAAGTATATCACGCTAAAGAACAAACAAAAGAAGAATTATTACAGTTTGTGAATAATTTAACTTCGGAACAGTTTGTAAAGATTCAAAAGTTCTTTGAAACTATGCCGAAACTCCGTAAGGAAATTGATTATACTTGTCCAGTATGTGGCAAGGAACACCACAAGGTGTTGGAGGGTATCCAAAGTTTTTTCTAGTATTGCTCAGCCATGAGAGCCTTGAGAATTACTATAAAATGAATTTCGCTCTTATGCAGTATCACAAATACTCTTTGGCTGAGCTGGAAGAAATGATACCATTTGAACGAGAAGTTTATGTGTTCATGTTGATTCAATACCTTGAAGAAGAAAAGAAAAGAATCGACTCTAAGAAGAAGGCATTCTGATGGCAAAAAAGAATCGTGGACCTCGTCCACCAGTAGTTAATGTTAGTAGTACTACGACTGTAGAAGTCAGTGGTGGTATTAATTCATCTGAATTTAAGCAACTGTTAGATTTACAGTCTGCTTCTCTCGGTGAACTAACATCTATTAAAACTTTACTAGATTTATCTAAACAGGTAACACAAGCAGAGTATGTTAAACCTGCTGTTATGGATACTCCAAGCATTGTCAAAGCTACTGATATTAAACCTGCTTCTGTTGAAAACAATCCTGACTTAAAAGTAATCGGTGAAACTCAAAAAGAAAAAGTAAAAGTTGATAAAGAAGAACTGGATATTAAGAAAGAACAACTAAAGGTTGACAAAGAATCCTTAGTGACTTCTAAACGATTACAAGAACTGCGTGAAGATGAAGCGGAAGCTATTTCTAATATTGCCAAATCAGTAAAAACATTTAAGTCTTTCGGAGATCGTCTGGAAGAAATGAAAAAGAAATTTACTGATTTAAAAAGTCCAGGTGGATTAAAACTTGGTGCTATGAAAGCACTTAATGTTGGTGGAATCTTTAAGAATAAGATTGCCGATGAGGAGTTTGTTCAAACTCAAATGAAACTGGGTACAAATAAATCTCGTGCGCAGTTAGTAAAAGAAGCACCGATGGCTCGTGAAAAAGCCAAAGAAATTAAAAATCAAGAAGAAAAGATTAAAGAGTTCCAGCAAATAACTGGTGTTTCTACTGCAGATCTTGGTAAGTATAAAGGTGGTCGTGAACTTCTTGATCAAAGAGCAAAGTTGGCTGACGAATATAAGCCACTGGATGAACGAGCAAAGATGCTCGAACGAACAGATGTTCCAAAGCCAGCACTACAAGCAAGTAAGGTAGCTGGTGCAAGTCAAAAAGCATCAATGACTAACTTGACTCCATCTGATTTACAAAAATCTCCAACTCAACAATTCGCTGATGCTGGTGTTTCTGAAGAACAAGCAATTGAAGATGCTCGTTTAATGGGTGAGCAAACATCTCTACTAAACAAAATTGAATCGAATACTCGTGGTGATTCTCCAGAACAAAAAGCAAAGCCAGCCGATGAAAAGGGTGGCGGAGGATTGCTTGGTGGATTACTTGGTGGTGGTAAGGGCAGTGCTATGCTAAAGGGTCTTAAAGACTTTGGTATTGGTATAGTTCTTGTTGCTGGATCTCTATTCATCGCAGCAAAAGCATTTCAAGAATTCTCAGAAGTAGAATGGGGTGGAGTCATGAAAGGTATGGCTGCACTTGGAGCAATGGTTGCTGCAGCAGTTGTACTAAGAAAAGCATCTGGCAGTCTTAAAGAAGTTGGTGTTGGCTTAATCGCAATGTCTGGTGCATTGTATATCACAGCTAAAGCACTACAAGAATTCGCTGATGTTAATTGGAGTGATGTTGGCAAGGGTTTAATTGCTCTTGGTGGTCTAGTTGTAGCTGCAATAGCACTTGACAAAGTCAAGGGACAGATTATCATGGGTGGTCTTGCTCTTGGTGTCCTTGCTCTATCTTTATACGGTATTTCTCAGTCATTTCAAACATTCGCAGATTTAGAATGGGAAACTATCGGTAAAGGTATGGCTGCAGTGGCAGGCATCGGTGTTATTGGTGCTATTGCTGGCACTGCTGCACCTTTACTACTTGCTGGTGGTGCAGCACTTGGTGTTCTTGGTGCTGGTTTGTATATTGTTGGGCAAGCAATGCAAGCAGTCGGTGAAGGATTCGATAAGATGACTGCAGGTATGGAAAAACTTGCTCAGTTAGATGGTGGGAATCTATTAGCTGTCGCTGCAGGTCTTGCTGCACTTGGACCAGCAATGGCACTATTTGCTGCAGGTTCAGTTGTTGCTGGTATTGGTAATCTAGTCACTGGTTTATTGTCTGCTGTTTCTGGACAAAAGAGTCCAATTGATCAATTAAAAGAAATTGGTGCAGCTGGTGATGGCATTAACAAAGCTGGCTCTGGTATGCAGAGACTTGGTTCAGGAATGAAAGCATTCTCTGAAGTCAAACCAGAAACAATGAAACAACTTAACGATTTCCCATGGGAGAAAGTTACCAAGTTCGTTGCAGCTGGTGGTTCTATGCAGGCAGATTCTGCTAAAGTATACAACGCTTCTAAACAGAATGCTGATGAGCAAGCCAAGCAAGAAGGCACAAAACCAGCAGGTAATACTACTGTTGTTAATGCTCCAGTTAATAACAACACCACTAAGAATCAACTAATCAAGTCTCCGATTCGTAATCAAGAATCGACACAACAACGATACATTGGTGGTAGGTACGCTACCTTCTAAAAGCAAAAAAGGGATCCAACAGGATCCCTTTAGTTTATTACCTAATCAGATTAGTCTTCTTGAGCAATCTTCTCAAAGTAAGACATAACATCATCGTCATCATCAGTTACTTCTGACATCTTAGGTGCTGGTTTAGAAGCAATCTTAGGAGCAGATGCTACTGGACGATCTTCCTCTTCAGCCATCTGTGCTGCAGATTTACCAGCAAAAGAATCACCTGACAATACTTCATTCAGTTTCTTCTTCAACTCATCATAAGACTTAAAGTTCTTACGATCTGTAAACTCAACGAGTTTAACTTGAGAATTAACAATCTTCAACAGAGTGTCTTCATTCTCAGATGCTGCGATCGGATCAGTAAATACTGATTCGTCATAGTTGGCATAGCCATCTTTCTTGCGCATGCGAAGTTTAAAGTTCGCACCTTCCCACAAATCAAAGACATTAACTGGCTTTTCATCTTCAAAAGTTGGACGAGCCTTGTCCATGATTTTATCAAAGATTTTCTTGCCGAATTTGAACAAGAATACCTTACCTTCATTCTCTGGGTGTTTTGGATCAGACACCACAAGAATGTTAGCAATAAACGAGAGTTTACGCTTTTGTTTGCGAGCAATTTCTTTGTTCGCTTCAGAACCACTGTTCCAGAGTTGAGTATTCAACTCACCAACAGGATCGTTTTCACCAAGAGTAGTTAAACTATTCTCAATATACCACTTACCAGTTGGTCCTTGGAAGCCATGTGAAAAGATACGAACCCATGGGAGTTCATCACCTTCTACACGAGGTAGGAATCGGATTGTTGCTGTACCATTACCAGCCTTATCACCTTCGAGTCGCCAAAAGCGATCATCGGTATAAGATTTAGTTTCGGTTTGGGGATTTGCGACTTTTTCGAATGCATTTGCGATTGCACCAAAGTCTGAGTTGCGCATGGCACGGAGTTTTTGAATATCCATCGTATTTCCTTTGTATTAATATTACGGTTTATTTTTAGTATCTGTCGAAGTATCATTATACATTAAATCATCATCTGAGTCAAATGTATCTTCATCATAATCTTCAACATAACTATTTAGTGTTCTCATACCGCCAGTTTTTTTACCATTGGTATGTTTGCTGTGATTCCCCGAACGACCAGAGGGAACATCATCGTCAAAGCGACGAGAATTCTTTTGGTAAGTCTTACCCATGTTACATTACTCTGCAATTTCTTCCTTAAAGGCATCGAATATATTACTAAGTTTTATTTTATCGTATTTCACGAATCCAGTCAACTTTGTAACTCGCCTTAACTCATCATCCCAAATGTATTTTACAGAAGGGTGAATTTTCCATTTTTCAATTATATCAGTAAAATCATCCAGTATCCTTAAAGATTCAATTGTGATTTTACCACCAATAAACATTTTAAGTGCAATGGGGTATTCATTTTCTGTAAATTCAAATATTGCAGAGTGCTTTAGTTTTTCTGTTTCAACCAAATGAAGAATTGCAGCTAAATCATCAACAAATGTCTTAGTGATAGATTGCTTACGCTTCATCCATTCAATATAGTTGTCTTCAGCTTCTTTACCTTCATAAATGGCTGTGTCTTTACCATACGCAAAGTTTGCAACAAAGAACTGAATGATTTCTTTATCATTGGGTCTTTTTGTTGACAGCTTTTCAAATATGTATCTGTCATTACGAGCATTAAATGC